GTCTAGAGCGCAACCCCCTGAAGATTGGACCGTCCCCTACCCCGTCACCACACCACGCGCCCGTCTGCATCGAACTTCGCCCGCGCCTTGTGCCGACCTTCCTGCTCCGCCTTGTCGCGGTCATGGTGCGGCTTACATAAGGCTTGCCAATTGCTCTCAAGCCAGAACAGCTCTTGATCTCCCTTGTGCGGGATGATGTGGTCAACCACCTCAGCGGCTGTGACACGAGGTGGCTTCATGGCCTGGCACATCACACACAATGGATGCGCTTGCAGGAACCGAAGCCGTGCCTTCTGCCATGCGTAGCCATAGCCACGCTCTGCGCTACTTCCCTTTGCGGTGCGCCAGCTAGGTTGCTTGTTCATGGGCGATAGATGCCAGCCTGTTGGGGATGCGCTGGAGCTTCATGCCCATGCTTTCGGGATGACGGCCTCACCGCTGTGCAGCACCGCTATCCCATGGTCCAGACCTGAATAGGCGCGCATGAAGTGCGAACGTATCGCCTCTTTGTCGATGCCATCAGCGCTCAATCGCACAGGCCTGCGGCAATACTCGCACTCGATGAAGCCAGCCTTGTAGCCAGCACCACAGCCTGGACAGGTGTCAGACTCGTTGCAGTCAGTGATGACGTGGTAAGTCTGCGGGTCGCCAGCGAATGTGACGCTCAAGGTTTCCATGGTCAACGTCCGTACCCGGTCTGCACAACAGCACAGCGGCCGTCAAGCGTTTGGAATACTTCCTCTCCAGCGCGCAACTGAGGCACTACCTGGGCTGCACGGTTGCGGGCGTCAACCCGCACATGGTCGATAAGCCTGCGCTCAACGCCCCTTGGTCCATCCACTTCGATGCACCTGCTTCCACCGCCATTCATCTTTGTATCGCTCATGCACTTCTCCAGATAGGAGCCCCTTCGGACTCCCACCATGGGAGGGGCTGTGCCGTTCGCTACCTCTACTGGTGACGGATGGGCATCCGCAGGAGTTCAGCGCCTGGTCATGGCGCTCCCGTCCAGCTTCCGGGGTGGTTGTGAGTTGCGGGCGCGCTGCCTAGTGGAACGTGTCCTGCTATGGGTGTGCAGCGGCCCGCGAACGTGGTTGCCGTGCTGGGATTCGAACCCAGGGAGACCAGCGTATCGGCCCAAGCGCCACGCCAATCCCTTTAGCTTGGTCACCCTTTGGCCTCTCGGGCACACGGCGGAAACGAAAAAGCCGCAGGGCATGAACCGTGCGGCTTTGAAATTTTGAAGACACCAATCCTGCTAGATGCGTCTGATGCTGCTACGGGCTACACATCAGGTATTCAGCAGAGATTCGCGCGCGACAGCCTCAGCAGGCTATGCAATCGACGGCTGCATTATCACACATTTGGCTGTTTGTGCAATCTTTTTTTCATGCTTGTTCTAGCACGGGTCACGCTGTCCTCCATCAGCGACAGCATCAACCGCCCAGCCTCGCCCCTAGGCTCTTTGCGTTTACCGGTCCCGTTGCAAGCTTTGCACTTGCGCCCGAGCGACGGGGTTCCGGGGATTACCTCGTTTCCTCGCCCATGGCATGAGTGGCAGTTGCTATCCAGCCAGAACGCCACGACAGCCTGGGCCAGCGCATGAGGGTCTGGCAATGCGCGCATGACCGCCCATTCGGCGAGGATTCCAACCACGCGGGGCATGGTCTTCAAGTTGCCCATCAGCAGTTTTGCCTGCTGGGTGTTGTGGTCGTGTGCCATCTTCTGCGCTGCGGTCAGCAGTGCAGCAGTGGTCTGCACGGGCTTGCGGCTGTCGGCTGGGCGTTGCCTGGCTGTACTCACGAAATCAGCCGCGACTGCGGGGCGCATACGCTCCGAGCCGTCCCACTCGCTGTGCAGACGCATCAATGCGGCACCCAGAATGCCGGGGGTGCAGCCCGCTGCGATCAGGACATCCACATCCGTGCGGCGGTCAGCTTCGCAGCGCAGGTTGCTGCTTGCGGTGGCGCTGGTGTAGGACTCTTCTACTGTGCGGATTTCGTCATTGAGCATGGGTTCCTTTCAGTTCATCCAAATCGAATGCAGCTCTGGCCTCTTGCGGATAGCCCGCTGTACGGTGGTTTCGCCGGGTAGCTCCTTCTCCTGGTTCGGCATGTAGTGCATGACACCGCCGACGGAGATGGAAACCACATGGCCTGTCTCCATCAGGTGAACCAGGGCCTTGTGGACGTTCATGTAGGTGAGCTTGGTCTTGAATACCAAGTCCTGGCGGGTCATGGGGCGGTCTTGGAGGGCTTGGCGCACCTTGTCGTAACTCTGGCTCATGGCTCCCTCACAAAGCGGAGCTTGCCAACAGCGTTCACTTCTAGGCGACGCAGGCGCACCAGCTGCTCAACATGCAATTGCGCGGAGTTGGCAGACTTCCACCCAAAGTGAGAGGAAATCACTTTGGTGGGCGGGAGTTGGTCGTTCTCGCGGAAGAACTCACGCATGAAGTCCAGCACCGCGTGCTGCTTTGGCGTGAGTTGCGTCTTTGCCAGGCGGGCGCGGACGCAGGGCTTATGGGTGGTTACCGAGTAGGACAGACTTCTCGCGCTCACTTCGCGCCTCCATTCCACAGCGCCTCAAACGCATCTTTTTGCTCTTGAGCAAACTGCTCTGCAGCCTCCGCTTGCTCGCGCAACATTCGCGCCCTAAAGGCTTGATAAAGCCTCTCTAATGACAGGCTGTCCTCCATTTCGTAGTAGTAAAGGCGCGCATGGTGTTGCCATTCAATTTTTTCTGCGTCATTCACTTCTTCATCTCCTTGAGCTTTGCCTTGTAGGTGTCGCGGATGGCCCGGTAGTCCTCTGCAGTCCACTTCGGCAGCTCATGCGGGCCTTCCAGCCATTCCACCGCCTGCAGGCCGATGCGCTCTATCAGGCCGATGCGGTACAGCACTGCGTTGCCGGACAGGTGGGTGTTACAGGGGGCGCATTGACGGTGCACGTTGCTTTCCGTGTAGCGCAGCTCAGGCCGTGCGCCCGTGCTCAGGTAGTGGCCTGCGTGCCATTGGCCTTGGTGGTGTCTGCCGCAGGAGATGCAAGGCAAGCCCTCGTCCCGCGCCCTGATCCATGCGTTAAACGCTGTCTGCGCTTCCTTGGCCCAATCGGCGCGGCTTTTGATGGCTTCTTTACGGCGCTTGATGGACTCGCGCTCGGCCTTCTCTGCTGCCTCACGCTCGGCACGCGCCTTCTTGATGCCGCAGGAACCACGACACACCACCTGGCCCATTCGCTCAGGCACAAACACCCGTTCGCACACGACGCAGCTCTTGGCCTTGGTGTTCTTGTAGGTCAGCATCAGCGCATGCTCCTGTCTTGCGCCCGGTTGCTGGCCTCTTGGCTGCGCCAGATTTCGACACGGAGTTGCGCCGCAATCTGAGCCCACCGCAGTTGTTCCTCAACCTCTACGGCGGCCTTGTAGCCTTCCAGAAGGGCGATGTACTCGGGGTGGCTATATGCGTATTGCTCGCGGGCGTTGACGGCCTTCTCGGCGCATTCCGCCATGAGCAGGGCCTTCTTTGACTTGCGGTATTCCTCAAGATGCACGCGCTCACTCTTGGCCTTGGCAAACTTGCCTGCGTTAGACAGCAGGAAGTCAACCGCCTTGTTGGGATCGATTGGCTCAGCCATGCTTGCGGCCCTCCAGCTCCTGAATCAGCTTTTGCAGGTAGTGCTCTGCCTTCTTCAAGTCCTCCAGGCCGTTCTTGTCGGGATAGCGCGCAAGGTATTTCAGGGCGTTGCCGCGCAAGTAGCCCTCAAACTGCTCTGGCGTCATCCAGGCGCGCATTGCGTCCCACGGCTGCACTGCCTTGCCTGAGTAGTGATGACCGCCGACTTGGCGGGCGTCTGCGCTCACCACGACTTCGGGAAACACGGTGTTCATGCGCCCTCCTTCGTGCCTCGGGCGCGGATCTCCTCTGCCAACTCAGCCCCGAAGAATTCAACATGAGGCTGTGCGGCGTAATGCGCAGCAATGGACTCCCGCTCCTTGGCTGCTACCAGGGCGGCGAAGCGTGTCACTTCGTCGGTGCTGTCTGCCCCAGTCAGCACAGCAGATCCAATACGAATCTGCCCCTTGCGCTCGTGAACCTCCATGCCCGCCTCTCGCGCCATTGCAATGATTTCGTCTCGGGTCATCACTTCACCCCCCACTCTTTGGCCGTGCGGGTGAGGATTGCTTGGCGAGCATGTGCCGCTTCAAATCCTCCGCGATGCCCGCCCACATGCCCGTTTCGCATCGTTCCAGTTCTTTCGCTCGAAACCATGAGTGCTCCTTTGTTGCTGGGTTGCTTGCCAACTTGATAAGGTGGGCTAGCTGCTTCTCGTACTCCGTCATTCATCTCTTCCCCTGTATCCCTCATCTGCCCTTTGGTGAGCAAGACCCAGCCTCCTTACGGGAGGATGAGCCTTCACATGTCTGCCCTTCGGAGCCGCCATGACCCGGTAGCCTTTCCGTTCACAGGTGCTGCCTTCGCCGCCTGCCGGGGTGTTTCAGAACTCCTCACAGTCCCCCGCTCTTCCTGCGCCGCTGCCGTTATTTGGTGCTCCGACCAGCGCAGTGAAAACCTGCCGCTGCGCTGCTTGGATAAGCGCATGTCCCGCTCTGGCTTTGGGACGGCAGGTGTTGGTGGCATCTATTGCCGTCGCGCCTGCAAAAACAGCCTTTGCATGCCCTGTGACAGCGGGAACAAGCCCTTGCGCTGGTGGTAGTCGTTGGCGTCCTCGCCCACGGTGTCGCTCATCCAATACGGCCAGCCAATTTCCTTGGCGATGCGCTCACCTGTGCCGCTGGCGTCGTTGTCAGCAACCACAAAGCCGCCTGGCAGGCTTTGGGCTACCTTCTTCATGTTCCCCGCTGAAAAGCACACATGCAGCGTGTATGGGCGCTTGATAGCCGCCATGGCCTGCCGAATGGATAGCGCCGTGGCATAGCCCTCGCAGACGATGTGCGCGCCTGGTGTGGTGGAGGAAAAAACGAACTGCGCCAGGCTGCAGCGCTGGCCGAATAGGAACTTCTTCTCGCCGTCCGCATTGATGGTTTGAACACCCACCACATCGCGGCCCACCCGCATCGGAATCAGCATGAATTCGCCATTGACGTTCACACGCTCATCAGGGAAACCCTTTGCAGCCAGGTAGGGGTGCTGTCTGAGCTCGCATTCAGCAAGCATCTGGGCGGCCTTGTCGGCGGCCCGTTGCTGCGCCCGCAGGGTTTCTTGCGCGGCATGGTTCGCCACCGCTTGAACCCGTTGCGCAGCCTCGCGTGAATCGCCTTCTGCGCGCCACACGGCTACCTCAACCATCGTTGCGTGGTTCTGGCAGAAGCCGTGGTCGCCCATGTACTTCACAGCGCCATTGCGGTGCATTGGTTTGTCTGTGGTGCGGAACCGGCGCCATACGCCCACATCGGGCAGACGGTCGATTTCCACGCCATGGATGCGGCAGAAGTCCACGAACGAGCTCATGCGGCCTTCCTCGCTTTCGCCCACGCGATACGCCGCGAACGCAGCCAGCGCTGCACTTCTAAGCTCGCGGGCGCGGGCTCCACATGAATGCCGTTTGGCCATGAGCCAAACTTCTCTTTGAACTTGTGCGCAGCCCAGCCGGGGCTGTAGTTCTCCTGAGCACAGACAAACTTGAGCTCTGCCAGCCATTTGCGCTTGAGCTCACGCGCTGCATTGGCGCCTGCCAGCTCTTCCATATATCCAGGCACCGCCTCCACATCGTTGCGGCGCATGCGAACATGTCCGCAGTTGGGGCATGTGTCGGAATTGCCAGGCCAGAACGCAGAGCACTTTGGGCACTTGGCGGCCTCTTTCTCCTTCTGGCTAGGCTCCTTCTTGGCCTTCTCGCGGCCATCGTCCAACTTCTGCACGCCGTTTTCAAAAACGTCGTCCCAGTCATCCCGGAACCGCAGGTAGTTGCCGGAGTGATCCAGCCACAAACCAAACTCCTTGTCTGGGTGGCTGCGCATCACGCGGCCCATCTGCTGGATGTGCGAGCTCAGAGACTTGCTAAACGGGCGGGCGGATACGCCGATCATCACGTCCGACACATCGAAGCCCTTGGTCAGAATGTCGGTGGCGATCAGGCCATGAATGGAACTGTCAGCCTTGGCGAATTCCGCAATCGCGTCTTGCTTGTACTGGTCGTCATCCTTGTAGGAAAGGCTCACAAAGTTGTAGCCAGCCTCGGCAAACTTCTGCGCAAGGTCCGCGCCGTGGGCTACGCCAGCGCAGAAAACCACCGTCTTGCGCGGGCCGCCAAACACTTCATGGGTTTTCTTCACCCACTCGGAAACAATGTCCCCGGTGATCTGCATGCCTCGGGTGGTCACTTCATCCTGCGACCACTCACCCGCTACCTTCTTTGCGCCTTCCATGTCGATTTCTTTGGCGACAAAAACCCGCAGCGGCACCAGGCGCTTGATGTTCACAAGCTCCTGCGTTGTGACGCTGGAAATCACGTTGTCGTAAATCTTGCCGAGGCCCTTGGTGAAGGGTGTGGCAGACAAACCCACCACCCGAACCTGCGGGTTCGACTTGATGAACTCCACGGTCTGAGCTCGGGTCTGGTGTGCCTCATCAACGATCAGCAGTTGCAGGCCGGGAAAGCTGCCGCGCTTTTCCAATGTTTGCGCGCTGCAAACCTGAATGTTTTCGTAGGGGCGATAGCGCCAGTGCCCCGACTGCATAACGCCGTGGTCAATGCCGTACTTCTGCAGGCGCTGGCTGGTCTGGTCACAGAGAACCACACGATCCAGCAGCATCGCGGCCTTGCTGCCCTTCTTGGATGCAGCCTGCAGCAGCGCGATTGCCATTTCGGTTTTGCCTGCGCCCGTAGGGGCCACCAGAATCTGCGACCGATGGCCTTGTGCGAAGCCAGCGCGCAGCAACTCCAGAATGCCCGTTTGATAGTCGAAAAGTTCTAGTGGCGCGGCCATGTCAGCCCTCCAACTTCTTGATCTGTTTTTGCTGCAGACGCACCTGCTTCATGAGCTCGGCGTTCTGGCGCTGGAAGCTGTCGCGTGATGTGCGTACTGCGTCGAGCTCGGCTTCCAACGTCTTGATCTGCTCACGGAGCTCTGCAATGGTTTCAGCGGCCATTGCGCGCTCTTCGTCGGTGCCACTCATGGCAGCAACAGCCACCCGGTCGCGCAATTGATCGTTCTCGGCGGCGAGCTCGTTGATCGTGCTGACCGCCTCTTCCAGTTCGTGGTTGGCGGGCGCTGGCTGGGCTTCGGGCGCGGCCTTGGGTGCGGGCTGGGTCGTGGCAACGTCTGGGGTGGAATCCGATTCCACTTCCTGCTTTTTGCCGATGTTGGATGTGTTCTGCGTGTAGGTCTTGCCGTTGCGCTCTACGGTGCGCGTTGCGGTCGCATCTGCGTTTTCACGCAGATGGCGCACCAGTGATTCACTGACATCAGCCGCCCGTGCAATTTCTCGATTGCTCCATTTAGCCCACTCGGCATCCTTGAGCAGCGTTTCCACCGCCTTGCGCTTGTCGGCATTGGTGCGGCGCAGGCCGTGGGTGGCGTTGGCTTTCAGGCTGTAGAGCACCGCGTCGCGTTGGGTGCCGTTGATGACTTGCACAGCAATGGCAGATTCACCGGCATCGCGGGCGCCAAAGTAGCGGTGAAAGCCATCGGCAAGCCAGTACGAGGCACCATCAAAAACCACAACCACAGGCGGGAACTCGGCGCCAGCCATGAAAGCCTGAGCGTATTCAGCGACAGTCTCTTGGTTGAGTTCAACGCGGGATTGGGTGCCGCCATCAATGCGGATTTGATCGAGTTCAAGCATGTTCAGTATTTGGGTTTGTGCGTGTCGTACTGGTCTAGCCAGAGCGCCAGGCGCACGGAGCGCAGACGAATGCAGGAGGCGATGAATCTGGCGAGGCGGCGCATCAGGCAACCTTCCGGCTCTTCGGCTGGCTGCGGTCATTGCGCGCGTGGTTGAGCGCCACCAGGGCGGCACGCTCTACTGGGTTTGGTGGTGGTGGTGGCACTGAGCCGGTGCGGAAGTGCGGGGGCTGTGCCAGGGGTTTGTTGCGTGGCCAGAGGCTCATTTCCGCTCCCCCTCCGAAGCCATCGGATTGACCCCGGCGACGCGGCAGATCAAAGTGGCCTCATGAAGCCGATCACGACTCCAATCCCCCAGCAAAGCGCGAAGCACATCAGTGCGGCTCTTGCCTGTGGCGCTGCAGTAGCCATCAAGTACGGCCATTTCGGACACAGGGGCCTCGAATCGGATTTCCACTTTGTCGGCGGCCATGGGTTACGCGGCCTCGGTGGTGGGCTTGGCTTTGCGGGGAGGCGCCCATGTGAAGGTCGGGCACAGCCGTTTACGGTCAATGCCGGACAAAGCTTCAAAAGCGGCGGCGTGTTTTGCGGGGATGAAGCCTTGGCGCTTCCAGTCATTCACGGTCTGCTTGGAGACGCCCAATGACGCGGCAACAGCAGCTTGCTTTCCCCGAGGCTCAAGAAATGCGTTCAGTTCTGGGTTGTCCATTCCCCGAGTATGGCTCAACCAGACAGCTAGAGTCAAGTTCAACCGTACCAATAGTTTGGCATTACGACGCGAGTCTTTATGCTCAAAAGATGGATAAAACAGCCAGCTTTGGATTCGGTGTCAGACTGAAAGAAGCCCGCCAAGCTGCCAAGCTCAGCGGGGCAGAGTTGGGCCGTGGGGCTGGAGATAAGCCGGGTAAAGATGCGTCCAAGCAATCCGTGGCAGACTGGGAGGCAGAGCGGCACTACCCCAAGGCCGACCAGCTTCGCCTGATATGTCTAAAACTGAATATCAGCGCGGATTACTTGATCTTTGGCGACATAAAGAAAGATGCGGCGTTGATCCAAGCGGCTGGCGTAGTCCAAGCCCTCACGGAAGATCAGCGCAAATCTTTGCTGGCGATGATGCTCGGTCCAGCGGTTCCAGATGGGCATGTGGCTAAGCACTTGCCATCCCCACCACAACAACCAATTACCAAAAAGGAGAGAAGCAAATGAGAGGTTTACTGCTGCTGCCGCTGGTCGCCCTGGCTGGCTGCATGAACATGCCCACACCCACCACCCAAATCACCGGGTCGTATGTGTCCCCGCTGAAGTACGAAAGCACGAGCTGCGATGCGCTGGTAGCGGAGATCTCCGCTTTAGCCAGGCGCGAAAACCAACTCGTTGCCGCTCAGAACCAGCGGATCAAGACCAGCGAAACCCAGGCATTCTGGTACGGCGTGGGCCAGGGTGACGGCGTAGAGGCCGCAGAGCTAGCAAACGTGCGCGGGGAGCGCGAGGCCGTGACTACGGCCATGGAAAAGAAGAAGTGCAAAGCTAGCTAGTAGCAACTCACTCCGAACACGAACCGCCCATCGAGGCGGTTTTTTTACGCCCGTCGTTTCTTTATACGGCTCAGTCCGGTTTGACACGACGCTACATGACAACAAATTCTATAAGATAAGTCCGGTTTAACTTGACCTATTGAGTCCGGCTGAGCCATACTTCACCCCATCGCAGCAAAACGCAGCGACAGGGTGAGCGGATCGGCGGTCACCACGGAGTTCTTGCAGCAGGCACGGCTGGGTAAAGACAAGGCCACCGCAGGCGGTAGCGGTATAGAAAAGATCGTCGGTGCGAAGGCTAGTAGCGCTCTGCCCCCGGATGGGATCAGGCAACGCGAACGAGATAGGGCGAAGGAAGGAAACGACCGGCTGCCAATGCACCTCGAAGTCCACACCCTGGGGCTAAGTACGGGGTTGAGGCGGGTTCTGTACCGCCAAGAAAAGAAACCAAAAGCAGCGCTACGCCAACCGGAGCGGTCAATCCGGCAAAGCCATTCTCACGAGTGGCAATCCCACAGCATCGCTGGCCGGTGCTTTGGCATTCAACCAAGGAGATAGAGATGGGAATTTCAATGAGCGCAAAGCTGATCTTTGGCGTGCCATATGAAGAGCTTGCAGAACTGGAAAACATAGACGAAATGCTCGATGACGGCGTGCTCGACTACGCATCACCTTACTACGACAGCCCCCGAACAGAATGGGTTGTTGGTATCGAGCTTTCTAAAGAGTACGCGGGCGAGGCAGAAGTTGTAGAGGCTATCCGGAAGGCGAGAAAAGAGTTTGAAGAACTTACCGGCTGTCCGGTTGGTCAGCTCATCACATCGCCAGACATTACCTAACCACCGTCCCGGCCCAGCGCCGGGGCAATACAAGGAGAGAGCATGGACAGAGATATCAACGACCTCTTGCAGGCCAAACTGGTCAACGTGCTTGTTAAGCACATCGAACCCATATTCAAGCCGGGCACCAAGTTCGCCGTGATCGCGCGGACTCCCGGAAATGACGAAGCTGACGTGATCGTGACAGACGACGACCTTGATGCGCTCAAGGCGCTGATCGACCGCTCAAAGTCCCGAGAAGCAGTTGTCTAACCCGTCCCGGCCCAGCGCCGGGGCCATCACATCAGCGTCACGAGCTGGCATTGATGTGATGGTGCCGCATGACTGAATCCGGCTGGCTAGTACCCAGCCCTGAATTCCTGACACTTGCGAGTGAGCAGGTTCATCGGTGAAGTGAAAGTAGCCCGACCACCATCAACTAATCAACCGAGGCGAGATTCATCAAGCCGCGCGCATCCTCGGTTTCAGCGCGGAGACACGCACCGCTGGTGTTTGGTGTCAGAGCTGGCCAGGGCAACCTGGCATCAGGCGCAGCAGGTGGGAGCCCTGCACCAATTCAGCGTCGTTAGCCCAACGGATCAGAGCAGAGGTGTTCTAGGCCTTTGGTTGAGGGTTCGAATCCTTCACGACGCACCAGTTTCCACCGCCCGCCGGGGAGTCTCCTCCCTCCCTCCACTTAACTTCCCCCGGCACGCCCGCAAGGCAGGCGGTTTTTCTTCACCTACGGCCCGCAGCACGCGGGCTTTTTTATTTGGAGCGCCTATGCAGAACGTGGCAGTGCTTTTTGCCAGAGCGGACTCGGTTTACAAGACGCTGCCCGGCTGCGATGTGTACGACATGGAGCGCGATGCGCGTACCTATGACGGGCCGCATCCGGTAGTTGCACACCCGCCGTGCCGGGCGTGGGGGAACTTTGCAATGTTTGCCAAACCACGGCCAGATGAACGCAATCTGGCGCGCCTTGCCGTGGCACTGGTGCGGGAATTTGGCGGTGTTTTGGAACACCCCTATGGGTCGAAGCTATGGCCTGCGCAACGTCTGCCAGAAACAGGGCAGCGTGACGCATGGGGAGGTTGGACGCTTGTCATAGACCAGCACTGGTGGGGTCATCGCGCGCAGAAACGCACCAAGCTCTACATCGTGGGCATTGAGCCTTGCGACATACCAGACGTTCCTATGAAGTTGGGGCGAGCTGAGTTCGTTGTAGGCGACGTTGGGCGCGCATCAACCGGAGACAGCCGCCCCGAGATTTCCAAAGCAGAGCGAGAGCACACCCCGACAGATCTAGCGGTCTGGCTGGTCGAACTGGCCCGCCGCTGCGCACTTCAACCACAGCCCGCATAGCGGGCTTTTTCAATTCTGGAGACAGCAATGAGCTTTGAGCTACTGATGCGCGACTGCGCAGCCGAAGAAGACCGCAGATCCAAGCGCGACGAGCTGATGCAGCGCGAAGAAGCGCGACTGGCAGCACTCGCCGTCTTTGAGGCGCGTATTGGTAAGTACGACAGGCTACTAGACGGCCTGAGCTACCGCGACCACGACGAGCAGGTGATTGCCGCATTGATGGACGCTTGCGCGGTTGGAGTGCAGTCGTGCATTGCCGTGGTGAAAGCGCTGGCAGACAAGCATGGTTATCACACAGCGGAGATTGACGAATGAACGCACAAGCTGGGCATACGCCGGGGCCGTGGACGTTGCTGCCCGAAGAAGCCGACAAGGACTACCTGCGCATTCGTGGAACGCGGCTTGGTGGGCGCTACAAGGTCGCAAACGTTCACCACATCAGGTACGAAGGCGTGCACGCGGTTGTGCGCGAACGCGATGACGCGGAGTCCATGGCAAACGCTCGATTGATCGCTGCAGCCCCTGAGCTGCTGGAGGCTCTGAAAGGCTTGGACGAAGCGTATTGCAGAGCTGGCACACCACTGACCAGAGCAGAGCGCCACGAAGACCGCAAGCGGTTAATTGCGGCCCGCGCGGCCATCACCAAGGCAACAGGAGACACCGAATGACCCGCGCCCCCTCATACCTAGACGACAACACCAGCACCTTCGCCCGCACCTGCCCAGGCTTCGGCAAAACGGCAGCACAGCAGGCCGTTGCAATCGAGGTGTACCGCACACCGCTGCACAAGCGCGTGCTGTGGGCGCTCTGCCGCTGTGGCTGGCTGATGGTTCCGGCAGTGCTGGCCGTGCTTGTTTTCACCGGCTGCACCAGCGATGTGCAGGACTATGCAGCGGTGCAGGCGGATCTGGCCGATGCGATTGCGACGGCGGCGAAGGAGGCGGGGGTGCAGCCATGAAAGCAAAACATACGCCTGGGCCGTGGACAGTGCGTAGCACTTGCATCTATACCGCTGATGAGCACGAAGATTGGGTGGCCTCATGCGGAAACGGCCAAGTAGCTAGGCAGCAGATAAACAAAGCCAATGCCCGTCTGATAGCCGCTGCGCCTGAGCTGCTGGAAGCTGCAAAGCTAGTTTTGGAGTGGTACGAAGCCGAAGACAACCATTCCGGCACCGACTTCTATCAGCGGATGCAGATGTGCCGCGACTCTGAGGACGCAATTCGCGCAGCCATCGCCAAAGCAACCGGAGAGCAGACGTGAACCGCCTAAAAGACTTCGCCGCCCTGTACCGCATCTACCGCCAGTGCCACAAACCCATCGCAGCCGCTCGGTATGCGTGGATTGTGTCGGGCGGGTGATTCACAACTACTGAAAGAACACCATGAGCAACGCTTTAGCAACGCTGACACAGAAACTCGCCACGACCCTGGATATGGGCGACGGCGCGGGCCTGATGGAAACCCTCAAGGCCACGGCTTTCAAAGGGCCTGTGACCGATGCCCAGATGACCGCCCTGATGGTGGTTGCCAACCAGTACGGCCTGAACCCTTGGACCAAGGAAATCTACGCCTTCCCGGACCGAAACAACGGCATCGTGCCAGTTGTTGGCGTGGACGGCTGGTCCCGCATCATCAACAACCACCCGCAGTTTGACGGGATGGACTTCCAGCAGGACGACGAATCCTGCACCTGCATCATCTACCGCAAAGACCGCTCCCACCCAATAAAGGTGACGGAGTACATGGCTGAATGCCGCCGCGATGGCGTTGGCCCGTGGAAGTCGCACCCACGCCGGATGCTGCGCCACAAGGCCATGATCCAGGGCGCCCGCCTGGCGTTTGGCTACTCCGGCATCTTCGATCAGGACGAAGCCGAGCGCATTGTGGAGAACAAGCTGGGCATTGTCGTAACAGAGCCCGCAGAGATCATCGACCCGCAGCCGTTTATCGACATGGCTCTTGCGGCCACAACAGACGCCGAAGCGTTGGCAGTCTGGAAAGAGCACAACGGCAAGCTGGCGAAACAGCCGGAGGATCACGCAAGGTTCAAGACGGCGGTTGCAGACCATCGCACAGCCCTTCGGAATTCCACCGCCACAGATGCAGAGGTGAAGCATGAAACTCATCACGGCTGAGCAGCGCACGCCCGAATGGTTCTCCGCCCGGTTGGGCAAGGCGACAGCAAGCAACTTCGGCAACGTGCTGGCGGCCAAGACAACCGCCGCATATCGCAACTACCGCGTGCGCCTTGCGCTGGAACGACTTACCGGAAAACAGGAGGACGTTTTCCAGAGCGACGCCATGAAGCAAGGCACCGAGCGCGAACCGCTGGCCCGGATCGCCTATGAGGCTCTGACTGGAAATCTTGTGGAAGAAGTCGGTTTCTGCCTGCACGACACGCTGGACTGTGGCGCATCACCTGACGGCCTGATTGACGCTGTACGGGGCCTGGAAATCAAGTGCCCGACACCTGGCAAGCATTGCGAGTACCTGCGGGCAAAAGCAGAGCCGCCAGAGTACACACCACAGATTCAGGGCTGCATGTGGATCACCGACCGGACCGAGTGGGACTTTGTGTCCTTCTGCCCCGAGTTTCCCGAGAACGCGCAATTGATCGTGCGGACCATCAAGCGCGATGACGCCTACATCGGAAAGCTCGCCGCTGCCGTCGAAGCCTTCATGGAGGAAGTCGCTGCAGAGGTAGAAGCAATCCGCAGTTTCAAGAACGCTGCTTAACCAACTCCTGCCGCGCTGGGCGGCGGGCAATTTGAAAGACGAATCATGAGCGATTACGACAACCGGATAAAACACGGGCTGGCCAAGAAGCACCCACTTTATGGGCGGTGGGTAGGCATGAGGCAGCGCTGCAACGACCCCAATCATGCGCGGTACGCAGACTATGGCGGCAAGGGCATCAAGGTATGCGCCAGATGGGACAGCTTCACCGCCTTCCTTGAAGATATGGGAGATTGCCCAAAGGGCATGTCCATCGAGCGCAAAGACAACTCTCTCGGCTATTCGCCAGATAACTGCGTCTGGGCGCCAGTTTCGGCCCAAGTTCGCAACAGAAGCATGACGGTTTGGTTGGAGCTGGACGGAGAAAAGCGGTGCCTCCAAGATTGGGCGACAAAACTCGGCATCTCATTTGCCACACTGAAAGAACGTCTGCAGCGCTGGGACTACCGCACCGCACTTACCACCCCCAAGCTGCCCAACAACGGCGCCCGCAAACCAATCTAGAAAGCTAAACAATGACTGAATTTTCGAATGTCAACCGAGGCGTTCTCTTTGTGAACGACCGCAAAGAGCCAGGCAGCAACAAGCCGGACCGCACTGGCACATTGAACGTGGATGGCGTCGAATACTTCTTGGACGGCTGGATCAAGAAGTCGCAGTCTGGCGTTTCTTTCCTGAGCGTATCAGTGAAGCGCAAAGACAAGCAGCCGGGGCAACAAGCGCCAGCACCTGCGCCGCGACCGCAGCAGCGCGCATCGGCTCCAGCACCCACAGCTGATCCTGGCGGCTGGAGCGACATGGAAGACCCGCCATTCTGACCTCCCCCACCCCACACCCAGCCCGCACCAGCGGGCTTTTTTACGCCATGACCAAAGCAAAGAACCCCATCCAGTACCTA